AATTTAGTAGATGCAACAACTACTTTGACTCAAACAGATGGTTCTACGGTAGGTTCAAATTATGGATTAAATGAAGGATTTGGTACATTAAGAAACAGTCAAGGATCAAATCTAAATATAGATATTACAGATACACATGTAGTAGACTTATCAAATGCAACAGGTGCAACAATCAACGAATTAAGAAAAGCATCAGCATTACAACAATGGTTAGAATTAATGGCAAGAGCAGGTTCAAGATATAGAGAACAAATTCACGCTATATTCGGAGAAAGAATACCAGATTATACAGTACAAGTACCACAATATTTAGGAGGTGGAAAAACACCAATTATGGTATCAGAAGTATTAAGCACATATGCCAACGAAGGTTCAACAGATAGACCAGTCGGAGACATGACAGGTCACGCTTTAGGATTAGGTGACGGAATAGGATTCCAACAATCATTTAACGAGCATGGAATAGTATTAGGAGTATGTAGAGTAATACCAAAATCATCATACAATCAAGGATTAGGCAAATTCTGGACAAAATTCGATAAGTTCGATCACTATTTCCCACAATTCGCAAATCTAGGAGAGCAAGAAGTATTAAAATCAGAGATATACGTATCAGGAGATAAATCAGAAGACGATGGAGTATTTGGATACCAACAACGCTATGCAGAATATAAATATTCATTCAATAGAATAGCAGGAGATTTCAGAGACACATTAAAACACTGGGAATTATCAAGACGTTTCGATGCACACCCAACATTAAATCAATCATTTATAGAGTGTACACCAGACGATAGAATATTCGCAATTACAGATGCAACAGAGGACAAGCTATGGATTAGCTTACACCACAGAGTAGACGCATTACGACCAATGCCATATCACTCAAACCCAAGTTTAACATAAACATTAACCAATAAATAAATATAATTATGAAAGTAGTACAAGATAAAAAAGATAAGTTAACTAAGTCAGAAAAAAAAGAAGTAGCAAAATTTCAAGAAAAATGGAAAAAGCACAAAGAAGAATATATCAAAAAGTATTCAATAGAAGAAATGGTATATGAAAACGGCTCAGCATTAGCAGTCTTATATAAAGAAGTACAAAGATTAAGTAGTTTAATAGTAACACAAATAAATACACAAAATGGCAACGAAGAAAAGTAAAGTTCAGTCAAAATGGGATGTAGTCCCAGGCAAAGCAGAAAATTCATATGGAGAAGTAGTAACAAAGCCAAATCAGTCAATGTCAATAAGAGATATTCTCTTTAGAAATACTGCCGGTATGACTTATGACAATTACAAAACCCCATATTATGAAGATCAAGCAACGTTCAGTTCGGAAAGTCTTAATAAAATACAGGAAATGGAACCAGTAGAAAAGCTTCAATATCTACAAGAAGTAAAAGTTAAGACACAACAACTGGAAGCTAAAATTAAAGCGCATGAAGACGCTAAAGCGAAAGCAATAGCAGATCAACAAGCAGCAGCTGCAGCCGCAGCAGAAGCAGCAACAACAGTCAACCCAGACGATATCATCAGCGGAACAGAATAATTATGTTTGTTTAGTTTTAGTTAGAGAAAGCCCTCAGAAATGGGGGCTTTTGTTATAAAAGGACATACGTATGACTTGATATAGTATGTCCTAGTGACTAAAAAAGGCACTAATACGCAGACTTGACAAAAAAAAACTAAAAAAAATTAACAATGTTTACAAAAATATGTTATATTTATATTAATAACTCACTCATAACTCTCTAGGTTTTACATACTATAAATTATAGGACAAATCTAACAGAGTAGAGTAAAAAACAAACAAAAATGTTAATAACTCAACTAATACTTACAAGACACACCATAGGCAATCAAAATTCACTGTTCGGAACACTAGACGTAATTAGCCAAAATCATGGCACACTAAAATTCAGTACAGTAGAAAACTATGAGAAAAAAATCAAAGACGGCAAATACAATGTTGTATATACTCTTAGTCCTAAGTTTGATCGTAAAACTTTGGAAATATCAGGAGTTCAACATCGCCGAGGTATTCGTATACATCCAGCTAATCGTGGTTGCGACGTTACAGGATGCATCGGAATAGGTACATATATACAAAATGATGAAATACCAGTACAAATATTTTACAGTAGAACATCAGGCGAAATATTAGAAGCACTACTTTGGAGAGCAAAAGCAACACCAATAACTATAATAAACAACTATAACACGAAAACATATCATCAACGATTAATAGAAAAAGCAAAAGCAGAAATCAATGAAAAACAAAATTCTCGAATACGTAGTTAGTTTAGTATTACCAAAAGTACTAGAAGTAGTAATAAAAATACTAGAAGAAGTAACACAAATAGATTTAAATAACGATAACAAAATAGGAAAATAATGGATCCAGCAACAATACAAGCAGCGGGAACAGCAGTAGGCTCATTAGTAGGTAGTATAGGTTCAGGTAGAAAAGCATATCATAGAAGTAAAAAACTAATGGATAAGCAATTCGGAATGGATAAATCAATGTATGATTATCAAAATAGATACAATTTACCATCAGCACAAATGAACAGATTAAAAAAAGCTGGTTTAAATCCCGCATTAATGTATGGACAAGGTACAACAGGAAATGCAAGCAATCAGCCACAATCAAAATTCACACAGTTAAATCCTTATATGAACGCTGGAGATATAGGCCAAGTAGCAAATGCGAGCATCCAATTTGCTTTAGCAAATGCAACAAAACGAGACCTAGACGCATCAGCAGAAGTAAAAGAAACACAAGCAAAGCGTAATATAGTATTAACAAAAAAAGACAGAAAAGATATTAAGTTAATAGAAAGAAAAGTAGTTAATATGGACGCAGACACTGCATTAAAGATGAGACAAACAACTAATCTAAAAACTGTTAACGATTATGATAAATTAAGAGTTCAACTAGAAAACGAAGTAGTTAAAAGAGCAAAAAAAGGTATTATAAAAGGCGATACATTAGGAAATGTATTAGCTCAATTTGGTATAGATCCTTATAACAACGACACTCATAGAACATGGTTAATGGGTGCATTCGGTGCATGGTATGGATCAGTAATAGCAAAAAATTTAGCATCAGCAGTAAATTCACTAATACCATTACCAACAAAAGATTGGAAATGGACAAACCCACATAGGCAATAATAATAAATAACAATTATGAATAGATACAGAACAAAAAGAAAAAAATACAGTAAAAGAAATAGCAGATATATACTAGCAAAAAGAGGCGGAATTAGATTATCATAATTAAATGCAAACAGTACACTTAAAAGATTACGGTTTCGTACCAGATATTATAGGCACAAGTTGTACTAATAGCATACAATTAAAAGATGTAGAGTTCAGAGTCAGATGTGGCAAATGCCTACCCTGTCAAAAAAAACGTAGATCAGAATGGAGTTTAAGACTAGAACACGAGTATTTATTCTCAGATTCAGCATTCTTCATAACATTAACATATAACGATCAAAGTTTACCAAGAACAAAACAAGGATATCCAACACTAGTAAAAAAACATGTTCAAGATTATATAAAAAGATTACGTAACGCACATGTAGCATATGTATCAAAGGAACTATCAATCAGTGCTAATGAAGTAAAAAACAGATCAAAATCAATTAGATATTATGCAGTTGGAGAATACGGAGAAAAAACAAGAAGACCTCATTATCACTTATTGTTGTTCAACTATGACATCGCAAATATTATTCCTTTCACCTCAAAGTGGAAAAACACGAATACTGCCCAATCATACGGGCATGTAGACGTAGGAACAGTCACAGCAAGTAGCATAAATTATGTTACAAAATATATGTTCAAACCCTTTGCAAAAAAGGACAAAAGAATTAGACCATTTAGTTTAATGTCTAAAAAACCAATTATAGGACACGACTATTTAGTCAATTATGGTGCTCACCATATAAAAAACGAAGACTTAGAAATCAGAGATATGAACGGTAGTCTTAGACGATTACCAAAACCATATCTCAGAAGATTATTCACTAATAAACAAGATAGAATAGCACTAAGTCAAAAAAGTCACGATCAATTCATAAAAAGTAAAATGGATAGATACGAAAAAAACATACTTAAGTATTTCGACGGCAATACCATTAAGTATGAAAACAGTATAAAAAACGATTTAGACCGTCAAAGAAGTAATATAAATTATAAAGAAACAATTTAAAATGGCAAGTAATATATACACACCAAGACCGAACAAAAACAAGTTCGACTTATCAAGAGAGGTAAAAATGTCAGGAAACATGGGTAACTTATACCCTTGCTTTATTCAAGACATAGTACCAGGAGACTCATTCAGAGTAAACACACAACAAATGGTTCGATTCAGCCCACTACTAGCACCAATGATGCACAATGTAGATTTCAAAATGGATTATTTCTTCGTACCCTACAGATTAGTATGGGACGAATGGAAAGATTTTATCACAGGTGGAGAAGACGGAAACGATCTACCATCATTCCCAAGAATACCAGTAGTTTCAGGAGTAGCAAGTACATTCTTAACAAAAGGATCATTAGCAGATTATATGGGAATTCCACCATATTCAGACACTGCATCAGTTAGCACAGCATGGGATTCAACAGGATCATCAGACACCCAAGAACTATCATTATTACCATTCAGAGCATATCAACTTATATGGCACGAGTATTTTAGAGACCAAAACGTAGGAACAGAATACCCACAATACACAACTTCAGGAATACCATTCTCATATTTAACAACAGATGAAGCAGCAGATCAATTAACACTTAGAAAATCAAACTGGGAAAAAGATTATTTCACATCAGCATTACCATTTTTACAAAGAGGTGGAGAGGTAGTATTACCATTAGGAAGCACAGCCCCATTATTATATGGAGATTATGACGGTAACAATTTAGTAGATGCAACAACTACTTTGACTCAAACAGATGGTTCTACGGTAGGTTCAAATTATGGATTAAATGAAGGATTTGGTACATTAAGAAACAGTCAAGGATCAAATCTAAATATAGAT